CCGCCGTCGATCACACAAAGTTTCCCGCAAAGGTTCTGGCCGACTTACTCGACCTGGCCGACGATCTGGAATTTGAAGAATAACCAACCCCACGAAAGGAAATATCATGGGCATTATCGACACAAACAACCAAGCCGCACGGATCGCCGAGGGTGATCTCGCCGACGGCGTGCACTTCAATCTCGACGAGCACGTTTACCACGGCTTGCCGCGCCTGTCGGCGAGCGGGATCAACAACCTTTTGGTGTCGCCAGCAACGTTCTGGCACGATAGCTGGCTCAACCCCGACAAAAAGGACGAGGACACGCCCGCCCGTGTGCTTGGCCGCGCCTACCATACGGCCCGCCTCGAGCCGCACAAATTCGACAAGCAATTCGTTTGCGAGCTCGACAAAGAGGAATATGCCGACGGCCTAATCACCGACACGTCGGTCAAGGCGGCGCTCAAGGAAATGGGCCAACCACAAACCAAGACGGGCGAAACCATGCTCGATCGGGCGCACCGATTGCGCGCGTGCGGATATGAGGGAAAATTGTATCAGCTCGACCTTGAGTATTGGGCCGCTGAAAAGGGCGATCGCACGCCGATTCCCGCCCAATACTGGCGCGACATTCAAACCGATATGGAACGCCTGCGCAGCAACCCCGAGATTGCCGACCTATTCACGGGCGGGGCCGCCGAGGTTTCGATCTTGTGGACCTGCCCCGAGAGCGGCTTGCGCATGAAAGCCCGCGTCGACTACCTCAAGCCCGAAATGATAGTCGACCTCAAAACGTTTCAAAACTCGTCACGCAAGCGCCTCGACCAATGTGTCGCCGACGCCTTTCGCTATAACCGCTATTATATCCAGGCGGCGGCGTATTGGGGCGCGGTTGAGCTTATCCGATCGGGCGACCTTGGCGTCGTTGGTGACGCAACCGACGAGGAAATGGCGCTCTTGCACGGGATCCGCACGAATTTGCGCCCCATGCAAAGCTGGTATGTTTTCCAAGAAAAGGGCGGCGTGCCGAATTTGGTCGCATACAAGATCGGCCTTTTGAATGTGCACGCCAGCGCCGAGGTGAATGCGGCTGGTATCGACGACGAGACAATCGTGCAGCGTGCCCGCGACGCGGTGACAAACCCGTCGGGCCTCATGCTCAAGGCGCAAATGGAAATCAGGCACGCAAAAGAGCTTTTGGCGACATATCGCGAGGTCTATGAGGACGGCGAGCCTTGGCAACCGATCACGCCCTTGCGCCACCTGGGCGACGATAGTTTCAACGGCTTTTGGCTCGACGAGGGTTTGAGCTAATGCCGCGCGCGCCATACGACGGCAAAAAGGATGCCGAGGAAATTCTCGAGAACGTCATGCGGCGGCGCAACTGGACGGTTGAGACGCGCGACGATTTGGCGGTGGCGCTTGAGCGCATAGTCTCACGGGACCTCAACCCAAAGCGCGACAAGTAAAACAGGCGGGGGCCTTGCGGCCCCCGTATTTTCTCACATTTCGGCTTTACTTATCTGTTACGGTAACGTAACGATAGGGGGCAACATGAAAGGGCAAGACATGACCAGCGAAACCAAAACAAGCACCGCCGTCGCTGAGGCGCAACAGGGCGGCCAGGTCGCAAACGCTGCGCCGAATATGGACCCTATGGCGATCTGGAAGAGCATTGAGGCAATGGCCCTCAATCCCGACGTTGACGCGGCCAAGATCGGGGCCCTACTCGATCACCAAGAGCGGATCATGGACCGCGCGGCGCAACAGGCATTCACATTCGCCAAAAATTCGGCAATGGCGGCAATGCCAAAGATCACCAAAGACTCCAAGATCGTGCACCCCGACAAGAACGGCGGCCCCGACAAGTTGATCGGGCGTTACAAAAAATACGAGGATTTGCGCAAGGTCATTGACCCAATTTTGACAAGCTACGGCCTGCGTATCACGCACGAAACGGGATTTTCCGAGGCCATGAAAATGCCGACCGTTACTGCGGTTTTGTCATTCGTCAAAGACGGCATGGCGTGGACCGAGCGCGGCGGCGAAATGGTGTTGCCGTTTGATGCGACGGGCGCAAAGAGCGGCGCACAGGGCGCTGGCTCGTCCCTCACATACGGCCAGCGATACACGACTTGCGCCATTCTTGGCATTGTGATCGAGGCCGAGGACGACGACGGCAACGGTGGTGGTGTGCGATATATCGAAAAGGCCGATTGGCAAGAGGCTTTGATCGACGAGGGGCAACGCGCCGCGCTCAACGGCCCCGCCGCTTACGAGGCGTTTTTCAAGGGTCAAAGCGCAATGCGTCGCGGCTATCTGGTCGACTGTGGTGAGCATGAAAAGCTCAAAACCGCCGCCAAAAATCACCAATCCTAAACCAAACTGAAAAGGGCAAGATCAATGAAAATTATCGCTTTAGAAGCTGAAAACCTGAAACGCTTGACCGCCGTGCGGATTGAGCCCGACGGCAACCTTGTGCAAATCACGGGCCGCAACGGCCAAGGCAAAACCTCGGTGCTGGATTCTATCTGGTGGGCCCTGGCTGGCACGAGCAACGTGCAAACGACGCCAATTCGCAACGGTGAGGAACGGGCCACGATCACCCTCGACCTGGGCGAGCTCAAGATTACGCGCACCTTTATCGCCCAAGACAACGGCACATATACGACCTCGATCAAAGTCGAGAACGGAGAGGGCGCTCGCTTCCAAAGCCCGCAATCAATGCTCGACAAGTTGCTGGGGCAACTCACATTTGACCCGCTGGCTTTTGCTCGCATGAAGGGCAGCGACAAGGTTCACGCGCTGCGGTCATTGGTGCCAAACTTCGATTTTTCCGCCGCCGAATCCGCGATCAAAGAGGCTTTTGAGGAACGCACGATCGCAAATCGCGACGCCAAGAGCGCGGCAAGCACCGTCGCTGCGATCGCCGAGGGTTTGCCAAACCCACTGCCCGAGCCCGTCGAAATGGGCGACTTGCTGGCCGAGCACCAAAAGGCTCAAGAGCACAACGAGGCGGTGCGCCAGCACGTCCAGCTCATAGAGACACGCCAACGCGATCTCGCGCACCTTGAGCGCGTCGCACAAGAGGCTCAAGAGCACGAGGCCCGTATCGAGGCGCAACTAGCCGCCGCCAAGCAAGAGACGGCCACCGCAAAGGGTGCTGTGCGCGACGGTGAAACGCTGTTGAAAGAGACCTCGGCGGCACCTGCCCCGATCGACACGACGGCCATTTCGGCCCGCATGAAAGAAGCCGAGGCGGCTCAAGCGGTGTTTGCCAGGATCAAGGATCGTGACCGCGAGGCCGAGCGCGGCAAGATTGCTCGGGAACGCGCCGAGGCGTTGACGGCTAACATTGAAAAGCTCAAGGCCGAGGCCCAAGCCGCAATCGCGGGTGCCGACCTGCCAATCGGCGAGGTTTCGGTTTCTGGCGGCGAGGTATTCTTGCGCGGGGTGCCATTCGAGCAGGCGAGCGACGCCGAGCAATTGCAAGCCTCGATCGGCATTGCGATGGCCCTAAACCCAACCCTCAAGGTCATTCGGGTGCGCGACGGATCCTTGCTTGACGACGAGGCAATGAAAACGCTCGCGGCAATGGCCGACGAGAACGATTATCAGATTTGGATTGAGCGGGTCGATAGCTCGGGCCAGGTCGGCTTCGTGCTCGAGGACGGTCACGTCAAGGGGCAAGAGATCGCCCAAGAGGAAACCCCGAAACGCAAATCAGCGATTGGGGGCGACGCGGCCAAAGCTGAATAAGAACGTGCGGCCTCGCGTGCCTAGCCTGTAGGCCATACGCGCCGCCGCATAACTATCCCGCCACGATCTGCTCGACACGTGGCGGGCCTTTTTATAGTTGCGCCTGGGATTGGCTGTATTGGCCGCAATAGCCGTGATCGACGGAAATCGGGAAATAATCGGCCCCATCCAAGAACGCGCTAGAGGCCGAGCGCAAAGCCGAGATTTGCGCATATGTTGACCCGCCTTGAACGTCCAGCCCAATGCCTTTGAGTGCCGCTAAGTCCTGATCGCTCAAGCCCTGTCCCGCAAAGCCCGAAACCTGCGCAAGTGCGGGCACTTGCATTTGCCCCTCGTGCCAAGTCACATCGCCCATAACGGAATGCCCCGAGCTGCCAGCGCCTCGATTTAGCGCACCCTTGAAAAATAGGGGGGAATTGGCTTTCTTGGTCGAAGTGTAGAATATCGTCACCGTATCGCCGCGCATGTGAAAATATGACACGATACCCAACTCAACAGAAATTCCGAGCCGATCACCAACTTGCAGTGCGATATTCTGATAGCCAGGAATGACGATCGCCGCGCCGCCCTCATACACGCGCGAATAAATGTTTCCATTTACTTGATAGATTGCATATTCAATCGAGCTGTAAGAGCTGTTTTGATCGGGGTTGTCGTCAAGGCCACCCATTTCCCGAACTGTGCCCGTAACGCTCTCGACAAGCCAAGAAACGGCAAAATTTTCTGTGCTTGGGTCCTTAGATTGCTGTGATCGAAAAGAACTATTCCAGCTATTTCCAGAGTTGGATTTTGTCGCGTCGACGCCAGAGACAATAACATTATTGCCCGCCTCGAGAGTGATCGGCGAGCTGGCCGCCGCAATATCAAGCAAGTTTTTTGACGTGGCAAAGGCCCAATAGTGCGCGCCCTGGGTTAAGCCTTTTGGCTCGCCCTCGTATGTGCTTTGGGCTGCATCTAACAAGATAGTATTACCCGCCTGACTTGTGCCCATAACGCTGTGGCTCTGCCCTGCAATGTCTGGCCCGTCCAAGCTGTCATTCGCGATAACCGCGTGTTGATTGTGTCCCATCAAATACCCTCTTGCGTTAAAACTAGCGTCCCGTGGCCGCGCGCATAAAGGCGCTCACCATCTAAAAGCCGCCAGTGCATTTTTTCATGCCCAGAGATCATGTGCCCTCGAAAGCCGTGTGTTGGGTCCGACATTGCGACACAATACTCGCATTGTGACGCAACCCCAGATACAGAAAAAGAGAGGCCGAAAGGCCCCTGCGCAAACTGCTGCCACTGCTGGCCTAACTCGTTATTTTTGGTTTCAGGCATCTGCCCTCCCGTTATTTTTTTGTCAAAGCGGCCAATAGCTGCTTATGATTCTCTCTCATTTCCTCTCGCAAGTCGCGGAAATTGCTGTCAAGGCGAGTGATATGCCCGTCGAGATCGTCGCGGCGCACATATTTGTCTTTAACATCGTCGATTCTCTTGTGCAAATCCCGATCTCCAATTGAAACCCGCGTCGCAAGGTTGCGAAAGGCGGCGATTAGGGCCGTCACGAGCGAAATCGTGATCGTCAACCCAATTCCCGCGAGCCACTTCAATTCATCACCCATTGACCACACCTCGACAAGCTCGAGCCTGCGCCCGTAAAACGCCATAATCGGCAATGAAATCACCGATCACAGAATTTTCGGGCAATTGGCTCAACTCGTCGGCGGCCTTGGCTTGCGTCTCTGCGTTGTAATCTTTTGGAATTGGGCATTCAAAATTTGCCGTTGCGCAACCGCTCAACAACGCTGTTGCGGTCAGTGTGAGTGCGAGCGATAGCCTCGCGCATTTTTGTTTGAGCATCATTCGCCCCCTCTGATTGTTTGACGCGCTCAACGAGGCGACCGTTTCGACGGCCAAGGAAAACCAAGGCCGCCACAAGTGCCGCGCTGATAAGCCACGGCCATAACTTTCGAGAAATCCATGCCATTAACGCAGCTCGCGCTCGTGGTCGTCAATGCGAGCAACCTCGATCCGTTCGGCCTGCCACCGCGAATAGATGAACAGGCCAATCCCGACGGCGGCCAGCGCCCCCGAGGCCCAGGGCAGGTATTGCGCGAGAGGTTGAAGGGCCGAGGCCGCGCCTTGCACGCTGTCAGCGCCCCCGAGGACCGTCTCGGATACCTCGGCCACGATAGAGCCTGCGCACGCCAAAGTTCCACGCTGTGCCGTTCTGCGTTGCTTTTGGGTGGCGTCTAGGGTGCGGCTACCCTCAAGGGTGCGACGAGGGTATGCGTTGAGCGCCACGGCGGCCCCTCGCAGATAAGCACGGGCAAGCGCCTGTTGCTCGCGCCCCTCATCTGTCGCCTGTTGCCCTTTGGCGCTTGAGCCGAAAAACGGCTCGACCAAAATTGCGGGCGCGGCCCCTGAAATTAAAGACGCGCCGCCTCGATCGGACCCGCCAACCGTTTTGACGCCTCGATCGCGCAAGCCGAGGGCGATAATCATTTCATCTTGTACGGCCTGCGCAAGACGCAACGAGAGGGCCGTGCCGCTCGAAAGCGTCTCGATCCCTGTCGCCGACGGATTCGACGAGCCGTTGAAATGAAGCTCGATAGACGCATCCGCGCCCCAATTGTCGACCTCGGAATAAACACGCCGAATTTCGGTGCGGTAGCCGCCGCCCGCCACGCGCCGAAAAACGCGCAAATCAATGCCAAATTCGGGCGCGAGCCGCTCCATCATTTGAGCAAGTCGGCCATTCCAGACGTATTCGGTTTCGCCCGTGTCGCCCCGCACTGCCCCTTGAGATTGGGCGTTATGCCCCACAACGATTGCAAGTTTCATTCTAATACACCTTCTAATTAGTTGGGATATGCGCCTGTAGCAAAGGTGCCATCATCCTCAATAATAGCGAGCGCTGGATTTGCCGCCACACCAACAACGCTATTGTCTGCGCCGTGCGCACCCACGTAACCTGCTGGTGGTGTCTGCTTGCTGCTTTTGATAAGCGACTGGAAGCTGCCTGTAACCCGTGCAATTTGGGATCGGATAAGGCCAGCAAACAAAGACACATTTCGCGCCCCGTTTTCCGAAAAGCCCACCCCGACTGTGCCACCAACAATGTTGAATGTGCTGTCTGTCACCGAGGATTCCACAAATAGGCCTTGATACGACGCGCCAATCCCGTGGATTTGGCTTACAAAATATCCAACACCGTCTTTCAAAACCATGTGGTTTACGTGACCGAATAGGCCCCAATTTGCAAACTCACACGCCTTTAGGTTTCCATCGCACCACAAAAGCTGCGCTTGGGGCTCGCCCGTGCCGTTTTCAGCGTAAAGATTTTTGATTGAAAGCCCCTGAATTAGGGCCGTCCCGCTGCCCGTGTAGCGCGTCGTGTCTGCTGAAAGAACGGGGCCAGCATTGTTTTGTGTTAGGATTTTCTGAATAGTCAACATCTTAATGTTGCGAACATCGAAAATAGGGTCGCCTGACAAAGTTCCGTAGGCATAGCCCGCGTCGCTATACGACGCATCTCCGCAAGAGTTAATATAGAGGCGATCATAACCAACATCGTTGCAGCTATCGCCGTCAAAAATGTGCGACTTTTTATTGCCGATAGAATGGTGAACCCCGAAATGTGCCTCCTGCACAAAGTCAAAATTTTCGCCAACTTCAAAGTTTGCAACCAGCATGTTGTTGAAGTATTCATGCAGGCTTTCCTGCCAGTTAATCCCTGTAACCCCCGCATTGGCCGAGCCTACAAACGCAACGTCTTTGATCCCACCACCAAACGGGCGGGGGAATGTGTTGGTCCCGTGATCGTAAGCAATGCCGCTGGTCGCCGTGAATTTGACAACCGCGCCGTCAATGTCAGTGCTCCAATTCGCACTGCCATATTCAGGGCGACCATTTAAGCGCCAACCCGTGCCAACAATAGGAACGCCAGCGGGATTTGTCAGGTGTGTAACCTCGACGGAAAGATCAATCAAAACGGAAAAGAAGCCCCCGAGCGCATTTTCAGCGGCGCACCAGTCGATCGCGGCCTGCACTTTGGCGGTTTCGTCGCCCGCGCCCGTTACGCCGAATTGCTTTAAGGAAATCAAGCCATTGTTTGAAACGGCCACGACGCCATCGGCACTAAGGTCATTTGTGACACTTTGAGCGCCCGTCTTGGCGCTGTTGGTTTCGTAAAAAAGGCCGTCCATGCTGAATTTAACGCCGTCACCTTGGGCGATTGCCTTGGTGGCGTTTGCAGGGTTTCGATCGGAAAAAGCGATTGTTTTTGCGTCAAGGGCGGCAACATCATTCGCCAAATTCGACGCGCCAGAAATGACAAAGCCTGTGCCATTATACACGGCCTTATAAACCTCACCCGCAAGAATTTGTGAGGCCCCCACGGCCCCCACAACGCCCGCAATATTTGTTAAAATAGGCTTTTCGCCCAAGTTGTTGACGTTGATAACTGCGGCCCCATTAACGTCGGCGTGAAATTCAATCCAAAGCGACATTTTGTCAGAGTAGCCGACATATTCGCTTGCGGTAGTGACCGCAAAAACGTCGCTTGAGCCGAGAGTCGTTAGCGCCTGGTTGTCCTCCGCATATTTCGCAATATCAGAACACATCGACCGCATAGCATTATTTACATCGCGGCGGGGCATCCCCTCTTGAATGCCGACGGTTGAAACGCCGTCACCAACTGCGACATTGGAATCCGAAATTTTTTGATATTTGTTGACGCTCATAGCGATAGCCCTTTGTTTTGGTTGAAAGTCGGCATTGAGCGCAACTTATCAAGAATTTGAGATAAATCAATTTGACCGCCCGTGCCCACTGGTGGCGGGGCAACTGGCCGACCTTGATCGAGATTTGAAAGAGCCGCGCCCACGCCCGCAAGGCGGTCTTGCATAGTGAGCGGCGCGGGGGCCTGCTGATCCTGTGTGCCGCCCTGTGGTGCTGACTGCCCCGAAATTCGAGCCAGCGCCGCTTGGAAAGCGTCTTGAGGCACCGTTGCGGCTTGCGTCTCTTGCGGCGCGGCGCGCGTTGCGGGCCCTGCGCCGCCGACCAACCCGTCGGCCTTTTGCATCCAGATATTTGCAAACTCGCCCGCCGTCATATTCATGTTGCCGCCATTAAGGCGAACCGCGTCGGCCCCAACAATATCGACGGCCCGTGCGTTTGGGTCACGCAAGAGGCGAGACGCGCCGCCCCCGCCTTGTTGGTGGGCAAGGTAAAGCTCGCCCGCTGTCGGCTCGCGACCAAGAACGCCACGCAATCGGGAGGCATTATCCCGCGCCAGGCGAGCCCCCGCATCGGCTGCTTGTGCGGGGTCAAAACGATTTTCGAGACCATAATCCCGAGCCGTCGCGTCGATAAACTGATAAAGTCCGCCCGCGCTCGATCGGGGGTTTTGCGCGCGAGGGTTTCCACGAGATTCAATGTGAGCAATCGCCCGCATTGCATTTGGGTCAATGCCGTAACGATTGGCCGCTGCGACGATAGTTTGGTCAATGTCGGGTGTGAATGAAAATCCCATGCTTACCTCGTAAGTGCTTGAGCAATAGCGGCCTCGCCACCTTGCATGATTTGAACGATCTCGCTTGGCTCGTAACCCGCCTCGGCCAAACGTCGCAAAATTGCGGCGCGATTGTCGGCCTCGGGTCGGGTGCCAACCATCGCAACGGGCGGCATTGTGGCCGCGCCGACTTGCTGCGACGTGCGCTCGGCAATCGTGCGGCCTTGCTGCATCCGCTCACCCAATTCACCAAAGGCGTTGAGTTGTTGAACGCGAGGTCCGACATTTCCCGTCTCGGTCAACGTGCGGGCAAGATATGCGCGAATTTCGTCCATTGCTTGCTCTTGCGTCTGGCCGCCAGCTTGAGCCACGCGACCAGCCATGCTCGATAGCGTGCCCGTGACGCCCTTGTCGATCAATTCGCCAGATACGCCGCCAGGGACAAGCTCGCGCAATGCTTGCTCGGTTTGAAGGCGTGGCGCGGTCTGCGACCCTGCGACGATACGCATAGAAAACGCCTGCTCGGCCTCGTCTAGCATCCCAAAGAGCCGTTGAGCCTCGTCGGGGCCAAGGATCGAGGCCACCTTTTCGCGGGCCGCTGGGGCCGTGAGTTGGCGCAAGGGTGCGAGAACCGATTGCGGGTCGCTGTCGGTGCGCGTTAATCCTCGGCGCACGTTTGCCATTGCGTCGTCGATCGAGCTGCGCAAGCCCTGGCGCACGCGGGCCAATTCTGTTTCGCCCAAGCCGTCGAGGGCCTCGGCCATTTGCTCGCGAGTAAATTGAGGCCGTAACATATTGCGGCCAAGCTCGACCGCGTTGCGCGAGGCGATCGCGTCGCCCCCCAACTGCAAAGCCTCGCGATATGCGGGCACGGCCTCGCCGAGGGCGTCGCGTAAAGCTCGAGCTTGAGACGCGGCGCGCACGCCTTGGGGTGTCATAACCCCAAACGGGTTTTTCGAGTTTTCGGCGATCGTGTCCAAGCCTTGCTTGAGCGCGTTGATCTGGCGCACGTCTGGCATTTGATCAAATACGACCTCGCCCGCGTCCGAAATGGACGCTCGAATTTGTTGGTTGCCAACCCCAAGATCGCGCATTTGCGCATTTGCCTCTCGCACGGCGGCTTGCAAGTCTGTCGGATCCACACGGCGCATTGCCGCCTCGATATTGCGGCCCGCATCGCTGGCATAATCAATCGGCGACGCAAACGCGGCCTCGTATGCCTCGCGGCGAGGTGTGGCCGATTCCTGCATGATCTCGCGCATTGTTGCCCGAGGGCCTTGCGGTGCGCCAAGAACGTCGTCGAGCGTTGCCGTAAAGCGTCCGCTTGCGCCCTCTACAATTTCCTCGACGCCTTGCCGTGCGATTGCCGCGCTCTGGCCTGGCGCATTTGCCACGGCATCAAGCAAGCCCCGCGTTGAGGGGCCAAGGTTGCCCAAAGCTGCGCTGTCGCCCGCTGCGGCGATATTTGAGGCCGCATATGGCGCATCTGCGCGCACCCGATCGGCCACGAGGCCCGCAACGTCCTGTTGCATTCCCAACTCGCGAGCGGCGGCACGAGCACTTCGCCCCGCCGCTGCGTTGTAAAGCGTGCGACCGAGGCCACCAAGGGCAGGAATTGCCGCGCCGATACCGCCACCGAATGCCGCGCCCCATAGGCCGCCCGCTTGGGCGTTGTCGAGCCGTGAACCTTCCTCACCCTGCCCTGCACCATAGATCGCGCCCTCGGCACCGCCGAGTCCAACGCCCGCCAGCAACCCGCGCCCGACCTTTGAAAGCGTCGAGCCCGCGCCGATCACTCGGGGGGCATTTGCAATCGCGATTGGTGCCGTCGTGAGAGCGCCGCCAACCTGCGCCGCAGTGGCGCGGCCAGGGTAGGCCGTCGCATACGTGTCGCGCATTGTGTCGACTTTTTCGTTTGCCTCGTCACCGCCGACCAAACCGAAAGCCTCGTCGACGTAAGAGCCAACAAAAGGCAAACCCGTCAAGAAATTAGCGGCCAAGCCGCCGCGTCGAATGTTAGCGTTTTCGGGCATAGAAAGGGTTAGGCGCATATCGTCGCGAGCCACGCCGCTCAAGTCGCCGTCGTCGAGCATTTCCTCGACCTGCGATTGGTCGGAAATGTTGCGACCTGGGCTCGTGTAAACCAAAGCCCCGCTGTTGGGGTTGCGCAAAACAACGCCCTCGCCAATGACCTTGACGGCCTCGGAAAAGCCTCGCTCGGCATATGCGTCGATCGAGCGAGGGCCGCCGTGGCGCGTTGGTTGCAAAAGTGCGGCGGGAATTTCAACACCACCTTGAGACGGCGCGGCGAGCGCGGGGGGCAATCGGGCCGCCATTGGGGCCTCGGGCTGTTGTGGGGCGGCTTGCGGTGCCTCGGGGGCGGCTTGCTGGCGCTGGGCTTGGATCATGCCCGCAATGCGCTGCGCGCCCGCCCGATCACCCGCCGCATGGGCATTACGCAAGGCTTCCATGAGTTGCTCTTGTGTAAACTCCATTTAATTGCCCCCCAAATAAAGGTTGAGCAAATCGTCGTCGCTCATGTCTGTTGTCGCCGCTGGTGACTGGCCGCCACCATTTGCACGCTCAATCACACCCTTGAGCTCAAGCAATGCGGCGCGGAAATCGTCGGCGCTTTGTGCGGTATTGAGGCGAGCGATTGCGGCCTCGGCTTTCTGGCCCTCGATCTCGGTAATTTGCCCGCCACCCTTGAGGCTTTCAAATGCCTGCAAGAATGCTTGCCCCTGGATTTGCTGGATCCGCGACCGTGCACGGGCGGCATCGGGGGCGAGCGGCCCCATGTATTGAGTGATCGCGCCTGTTGTGCCGACCGCGCTGTCGAGGCCAGGGTCGGCCAATAGACCGTCGATCGTGGCGAGCATAGAGTCCGCTTGTGCGCTGCCCTTGTCTGCGCCCTCGACTTGCTCAACGACACGCCCCTCGGCCTCGGTGCCCGCCAATGGCACAACGCGGGGGCGCTGGCCGCCACCTGGCGCGGGCTCCATGACGTGCGCGCCTGTCTCGTCGTAAACGAAAACGGTGCCCGTCGGGGCGTCGCCGAATTGGCTGGATTCGTCGCCCGTGTTGATTGTGATATTTTGCCCGCCGCCGCCAATGCTTGTAATCTTGCCGTCGGGGGCTTGCTGATATGCGCCCTCGGGCAACCCAAGTTGCGCCACCTCGGGCGCGGTCAATACGCGGTGCGAGGGGTCGGGTGCGCCTTGATAGATGACGGTGCCGTCGATCGGATTAACGAGCGTGCCGCCGACATTTACGCCCGCAACGGGGGCGGGTGCTGGCGCGAATACCGTCGAGGAAATGACCTGTTGCGCCTGATCTGGCGGCAACGACATAAGCACGACCTGCTGCTCGGGCGTGAACCGATCAAGGACGCCGCTCGCCTGCAATTGCTCGCGAAATGCGATCGCGGGGTCGGGTTCTTTGAAAATGGTTTCGGCGATCAAGGCTTGCGCGGCCTGTGGCGGCATATTGGCAAGCATCTGACGTTGCTCGGGCGTAAAACGTGACAAGAGCGCGGGGTCGCTGAGGCTATCGCGCAATTCTTCAGCTTGGGTGCGCTGTCGGATACTGTCACGAACCCCGCTCAAATCAGCGACGCGGCCTTGATCGAGGCCCGCAAGGGCTTGCCCAATCCCGCCGAGGCGATCTTGAAAGTCGGGGTTTTGAAACCGTGTTTTGAGTGCTGCAAAATCCATTATAGAGCCCCGTAATTTACGCTCAAAAGCCCGTCGGGCCCTTTTTGAACGGCTTTCTTTTTCTTAACGTCTTGAGCCATAACGCCCATGAGGGTTTTACCTTCAAACTCGGGCGCAACGCCGTCCTTGTATTTGTAAGTATAAATCGGCGTGCCGTCGTCCATTTCGCCGACCCGTTTTTCGTCCTCTTTGAGCCGCTCGTCGGAAAATAGCGACGCGACTTGCAAGCCCGCGCCAAGAATGCCCATGAGGCCAGGGCTTTGCGATTGCGTCGATTGCGACGAGCCGCCGCCCACCGCTGTTGACATAAGGCTGTTGAGCGCACCCGATTGAGCGCCTTGGTAGGCGGTGCCGAGCCCCTGTTGCGCTTGTGCAAGACCGAGCTGGCGGCCAAAGTTTTGACCGTATGCCGTATTCATCAAGTTTGCGGCTTGCAGCTCTTGGCCTCGATCCGCTTGGAAAGCGTCTTGGCGCATCCCCGCACCCTGCAACGCTTGCCCGAAAGCCTGCGATCGTGCGCTTTGAGCCGCTTGCCCCGCCGCGAGGGCGCGATCCTCGCCTTGCTGGAATGCCTGATTTTCGACTGCGCCGAGCCCTTGGGACAGGCCACGAGCCAAGTTTTGTTGGTGCAATGACGAGCCCGTCATGCCCGAACCTGCAAAAGTGCTGTTGATCGCGGGCATAATGTCGGCAATCGTGTTTTGCTTGACCTGATCGAAAGCCGCCGAGCGCAAATAAGGGTTTTGGGCGCGGGTCGTCGTGTCGACAAAGCCTTGGTCGAGCGTCGGCCCTTGGCGAGTTGTTGCGTCGAAATACGGGTCGGATTGCGTGCCCGCCTGCATTTGCCCCATGAGGGTTTGCGCGACGCCAGGGGCATAGGCGGGTTGCCCCGTCACGCCCTGCAATGTCTGGCCCGCTTGGGCTAGTGCTTGCTGAAATTCTGGCGTGATCGTGCTCGCGGCGCGATCTTGGAACGTCTGAAACGTCGCCGCATCTGGAATCCAAGGCGTGACCGCGTTTGAGGTTGTTGTTTTCGATTTACCCATTTTCTTTAAGCTCCAAAATGACGTGTGTCTTTACCATGCCGAATTTCCGCAACACCTTTTCCCAACCTGGGCGGGTGACGGCTTCGAGCTTGGTGGAACCTAAAGAATGTGACCAAACGCGAATTGTCGCGAGTAATTGGCCTGCCCACTGCTCATAATCTCGCCCCGAACAATGCGAGATAACGCAAGTCTTTTTCGCATCATCCTGCAAAAAGGTCAACGCACAAGCCAAAACCTCGGCCCCATCAAGAACCACCCAAACCTGATAACCCTCGGCCATAATGTCGGAAACAAGTCGATTAGGCTCAAGAGAGCCGCCCGACCGATCGCAAAAGCTGGCGAGGTGTGGCGCAAGGCGATCTCGCCAATCGTCAAAATCTCTAGCCGTCACCGCCTCAATCACAAGTGCGCTGTTACCCATCCGGAAACCCTCAAATGATCTGCGTCGCTCGCAAACGCATAAAGTGACTGCCCGCGATTGAGCAAGATTTGCGACCCGAGGTCGAGCACGGTGCCGTCGGTCACGTTGGCCGCGTCAACAACCACGTTGGCCGCGCTTGGGGCTTCGCCGACATCCGCAATGCAGAAAGAGACGGTCACGATCGCGCCTCCCCCGCTGTGCGCCGCGTGCGATACATTCAGGGCGGAAACCTCAACGACTTCACCCTCGCCCGCCGTCACAATCGCTTGCGCTGCTGCCTCGGTTGTTGCCGTGATCGGCACGGGGGGGAATCCAAAGCGGCGAATTTCGGCGCGGCCTCGAGGGTCTTTTGCTAAAATCCTTGTCGTTGCTTTCTGATCTTTCATGCGATTCCGCTCGCCTCCCAATCAATTTGAAACCCGCTCGCCTTTTCCCACTCGGTGCCCTCGGGAATTGTGATGCGCAACGAATGAAACCGCGCGTCGCTAATAACAGGGCAAAACATCAAATGGCCTTGCGGCGAATTGGGCCCGTAAGACTTTGCGTCGCCGATATAGTCGCGCCCCGCAATTGTCGCCAGCAAGGCCCGCTCTGACGTTTCCACAATTGGCAAAACCGACCGAATAAACGATCGGTTGCCGACTTTTGGCTGAAAATCGCCAGTTTCAAACGTCGCTCGTAATGTGTTGCCTGTGAAATAAGATAACTGATTCGATTTAAATGCCGCCAACTCCCGCCCCTTGGCGGCAAAGGCATCATCGTCGAGGCTCAACCCGTCAATGTCGAGATCGTCGTCGTTTACAATCTCTCGATCGTCTCGGTCGATCGAAATGCCCAAAATGTTAGATTGCACCAACCAATCGGCGTCAAATTCTGCGGTTGTCCATTGATCTAGGCCCCAATTGTAAATGATTTGCCGCGAGTAAATCACTTGCACCCCATCGTCGTCGAATGAAGGGCCCACCGCGTCGAGATCGTCGTCGTCCAAAATGTCAGGATCCGTTGCATCTATCGGAACGTCGGCCTTTGCTTCGCGATAAGCGTTAAAGCTCCAAATAATAGAGCGGGCTTTCCAATTTACGGCGGCCTGCACTCTAGCCGCGTCGTTATCGTTCCTCGATTTGTTGAACCAATCCCAAATTTTATCTGAGCTGATAACTTCAACACTTGCCCCGTCGGTTCGACAAAATCCGTCGTGCGCCAGAAAATAAACAAATCCGCCAACGCGGGCAATTGAGGTCGGTGCAGGGCATCCTCGCTCGTCCTCGATAACCTCTTTTGAGAACACGGTCGGGCCGCCAGAATACCAAATTCGCGAAATGCCGTGGTTTTGAAAGATAACATCGAAAGAGCCGCCATAGATCGCCGTCACCTCACCAAACCGAGACGGCATGTCGACGAAACCGCTTTGCCGCGCAACGTCGGTCGTCCATGTCTCGTCGGGGTTGTTGTAAGCTGACCACCGCACGCGATAGGGGGCATCAACCTCGCCCGCCTCGACAAGATTGCCAAGGAAAAGAAAATCGCCAACCACGTTGGCGGCTTGTGCTCGAGGCGGCGAACCCGCCCCCGCAATGAATGAATTGTCAGCGATCGCCGACGGTAACTTGAAAAGCCCGCCGCGCTTTGTGGTTGCGAAAATAGAGTCGTTGAATTGATCGAATGACCAAAACTCACCAGATTGCAGCGCCAAGCCAAGGCCCGAGGCTGTCACGGCATCACCCCGAATGACATAAAGGTCGCTGTCAGTGCCAACGGCCACCATTTGCTCGCCGTTTGGCAAATCAAATCGAAACGCACCGCGAATGTCGCCATATACGAAAACGCCCTGACCGACGGCCTCGCGAATTGGGTTGTAACTGTTGGGCAGGGCATAGACGTTATTACAGGTCACGAGGCCAGGGTTTTTATAATCCGTGGCATCTGGCAAAAACTGGCCGAGGGGAATTTCCTGCATAGCCATTAAACCACACTCCCCGACGGCACCGCCTCGAGAGTGCCGCCATTCATTCGCCCCTTGAGGTCGGCGCGATTTGCCAAAGCGACGGCTTTTTGCGCCTCGCTGTCCCAAAACGGCAACGCCACATTGTCACGAATAAGGCGAGCGTGGTGCGCGAGGGCGGTGTAAATATACGCCTGCACGCAATGCTCGAGCGCCGCGTTTGTGTCGCCTGCGTTGACGAGAGGGGCCAACTTGGCGAAATAAACGACCTTGATCTCGTGACCGTCCACTGGCGCGGGGTTGAGGTATAGAACCTCGTCGCCCGCAACGTAGTTTGTCGGGCAACCTGCTGCCGAGCTGGCGACCATGCGCTCGTGCGAGATCGGGGTCAAAAAAGAGCCGCCGACATTCCGAACCTGTTGCGCCTCGATAAAGTCGGCAGGCAAGGGCAACTCGCCGCCAATCGCCGCAATGGTGACCGTTTTTTCCATGCCGCGAATGCGCAAGGTGTCGTTGAGGTCGCTTGTCGCCAACTCGTAAGCCAGCTCGAAAGCGTTGCGACCCAATAGCTCGACGACTCGCGTTTTCAGTGTTCCAAAATTCATTAGAAGCCCCCCGCGTGCACTTGGAACTTCGCCCAATCGCCCGACGTTACTTTTTTGTAAATGATCTCGCGCACGGCATCACGATCGGACATATCGACGCCCGCCTCATTGCAAGCCGCCTCGAGCACAACCGTCGGAACGCGGCAAACATGGCGCATATCACCCGACCCAACGAGGCCACCGTCGCGCCGCGACTTTACGTCGTCGATAATTGGCTCAACGTCCTGCGTGCGGTTAATGACGAGAGCGTCGTCGGTTGCCGTTAATGTGGTTTTCGCCTGTGATCCGTTCATATCGCGCCCCTTGTGCCTGAAATAGAAAAGCCGCCCCGAGATATACACGAGGCGGCCCAATCCGTCTAACGCAACCGTTTTAGGTGCGTTTTACCTTACGTTGTGCCACCAGCTCGTCGGCCTCGGCCTTTGGCAGGTTCTTGGTCGCGCCTTTGACCATTTTGCCTTTGGAAGTGTGTACATTGTCGATCATGCAAACCACCTCGTCGAGCTCTGAATTTTGCGCATCCAATTCGGCTTGGCGCTCGGCCTCGGCCTCTTGACGCTCAACCATTTCGGCGCGCAATTTTTCTTGTTCCTCGGCGCGGATTTTCTCGCGCAAGGCATCCACATCAACGGGCTTGTCGATGGATTCCGTTGGCTTGTCTTTGTCGAGGCTTTTGTCGGCGGTTGCCGCCTTGGCCTCTGTTTTTGCCGTGTCGGCGGTTGCCGCCTTGGCTTTTTCGTCGTCTTTTGCCATTTTCAAAAGCCCTCGATTAAAAGGTTAAAGGGCGGCCCGTGATTAGGCCGCCCCGTTTAGTCTAGGCGATTAAGCCGCTTGGCGATCGAACACGCCGCCGAGTTTTTTCTCGTTACCAACAACCAGGGTCGCTTGCGTAGAGATCAACACGGCGTCGGAAAGGCCTGTCTTGCCGAGCTTTTCTTGCTTGGTCGCGATGTAGGTACCCACGCGCACGGTGTCGTCGTCAGTCACGATCACGTCGCTTGCGCGCATGTGACGGTGCGGCACGAACTCGACGCCCTTTTTGTCGGTAAAGTCGGTGATATACACGTCAATGTAGCTCGTGACTTTGCCCGCGTCCTTCATTTCGCGACGCGGTGCGTTGCCAGTGAAGCCCGAGGCGGTGCTTTGCAGGGAGGCCGAAAGGTAAACGGTCGTTGCCATTGCGCCCTCGGTCCACATTTGCTGCATAACGTCTTTAAGGTTTGCCTCGGTGAACGTCGCCAGCGTGCCGTCGGTGCGCGCATTTGAGCCGTCGCCTGTAGGGTCAACGCCACCAACACCCGCAACCGTGTTTGTCTTGATCCACGCGGGCAGTCCCGCGAGGCGGTTTGCGACCGTCGCGCCGTCACCAACAACCTTTGCTTGGTTTTGGAAAAACGAGCGTTCAATGTCGAGCTTGTGGGCTTTCAGCTCCTTGGCAATCTCGATCGCCATTTGCTTTTTGCCCTCGGCGGTGTCGCCGTTCTGCGCGGTGTCAGACAAGCGCACGGGATCCGCAAAGATTTGCACCATGTTGTTGTAACGCGGGCGAGGCGTGCGGGCTGTTGCCGCCACGTCGTCGCCTTCAACTTTGGCGTTGTCCTTTGCGGCGCGCAAGCCGTCGGCCAACCAATCGTGTTGGTGCTTTTTGGCTTTGACTTTTTTCGCCTTGGAAAAGATCGGTGTTTCGTCGGGCTCGAGCTTGTAAACCACCTTGCTCAAGTCCTCGCGCAAGTTGGTTGTGATCGAAACCGCCGTTTGGGTGTTGGCTGGAACTGCCATTTTTTAGATTCCTTCTATTGGAAAAGCAGGCTTTCGAGGTCGTCGTCACCTGCGCTTCCCTTGTTGAGTTTGGCAAGAGCCTTGGCGTGCGCCTCGGCCTTGGGGTCGGTCTTGTTTTTCGTTCCCGCACTCAATTTCGGCTTGATCTCGGTCTTGCGCTTCAAAACGACGGGTTTTGCATCCAATTCGGAAACCCGCGCCGCGTCACGCAACAAGAGCAAGAGACGGTGATCGGTCACTTGCGCAATTTCTTCGGGGGTGAAGCCGTAACGATCCGAGGCCGATTTTACCATTTTGGCGTGATCGGCTTGTCGGACAGTTTCGTCTGCCCATTCTGGAATTGCCTTCTGTAGTAGCCCCGCTTCCCGATGCAATACCCGTTGAGTTTCCTCGGCGGTGATCGCTTCCAATAGCTGCGAGGCTTCGGTTTGGCGTGCGGTCTGTTGCTGCCAATTGCCGTATGCTTGCATAAATTGGTCGGGCTTACCTGCGAAATCCTCGGGGCGAGGTTCCTTCGCAGTCGGTAACGCATAATAGGCCAGCGCATTGCGCAACTGGTCGATCTCGGCGTCACGTTCTTGCTCAAATGCGCGGCGCTCGGCGGCCACGGCTTGAGTTTTTTGGGTGTAATCTTCCTGGCGCTGATAGCCCGCCAGCAATTCAGATTCGGTGACTTCAAATTCTTTGCCGTCAACCTTGACAGTGTAAACTTGCTCGGTTTCTGCGTTTGGGTCGGCATCCTTCGCCGCCTTGTCAGCGTCCTCGACCTCCTTTTCGGCCTTGGCGGCCTTTTCCTCGTCGCTCAACTCGGCATCGGGGTCGTCGTCACCATCAAGCTCGTCACCATCAACTCCAGCCGCTTTTGCGGCATCTTTCGACGCGGGCTTGGCCTGCAATTCGGGGTCGTCGGCAAACATCGCGGCGGCCAACGCGTTGCCGTCGTCGTCATTGAAATCTGTTGTTAAGTCGTCTTGTGGAGTGCTCATTCGGCTTGTTCCTCTGGTTCAATTTTGCTGTTTGCCCGAATTTTTACCATAAGGGCCTCAAGCCCCCATAGCATATCGAGATTTTTTTGCCTAGATACGGCGTCGCCCGAGCTGGCCGTGGCCTTTTTGGTCAAATCAGCCTTGAGCTCGTCAACGGCCTCGATCGTGGCGGGGTCATTGAACACCCGCCCCAAGATCACGCTTGCCCGCTCTGAAACGCTCATTGCGCGCCACCGAGTGCGGCGGCGTCTCGATCCTCGGCGTCGTTTTCGATCTCGTTAATCGCCTTGGCCTCTTTGATCGCCACGTCGCTTTGCTTGATCTGCAATTCGGTGCGTTTGATCTCGAGTTGAGCGGCGGCCTCTTGCGCCTTGAACTCGGCAATCTCGCGCTCTAGCTGCAATTCCTGCGCCTTGAAATTGACGCGAGCCTGCGCCTCTTGCTGATCCGTCTGCGCCTTGACCATTGCCGCCTGCGCCTTGAGGCCCTCGGCCTGCGCCAATGCCATTTGCGCCTCGATAGCAGGGTCGGGCGGGGGCGGCCCATCTGGCGCGGGAATTGTTGCGGGGTCGGCCATATAGGGCTCGATCCCCTGCAATCCGAGCGTGCGGGCAATGCGCTTGAGCGTCTCAAATACATGCATGGGGGTCACATTGGGTGCGCCCGCCGCGAGAGCCTCTTTTTGCTGCGCCAGCATCCAGTTCAGGGCAGAAAGGCGAGCCTCTTTATCGCTGCGCCCCGTGCCAATCCGCACGGTCATGTCGGCGCGATCGCGCCACTCGATCGGGTTGAACTCGACCCATTCGCCCCGAATTTTAAGGGCAAGATCGCGCGTCGGACCTCGGCGCATGTCGGCGTGCATCTTGAGAAACACCTCGCGCAAGCCCGTCTCGGCAAAGGTGCGAATAATCACCTGCATTCGGCGCATTCCCGCGTCCATAATGCGGCCAACGCCCTCCGATCCGATTTGCGACTTGCTCAACGTGTTGGCGTCGAGCCCTTGCGCATAGCGCGACGCGCCCGCATGGCGCTCAAGGTCCATGTCGGCGCGGTCCATGAGCGGCAAAGTGTCGCCGAGAACGCTCGGCGGCTTCACCCAATTGATTGCACCAGCGCCGCCCGTGCGGATTGGCCTACCAGGGTCGGGCGACGCAAGGTCGTTATAGGTGTTTTCTGTCGCCAATTCTTCGTTGACCTCGGGACGCGGATAATTGGTTTTATACATATTATCGAGCGTTTGACGCCAAAGCACGGTCTTGAGTTGTTGGATCGAGGCGGCCAGCTCGGCCACCGATTTGCCGACGTGTCGGTGTGGCACAATGTAGGGCGTCCATGCCGCGAAAGGCGTCGTTTCGACTTCCTCGGCGGCCCACTCGCCGCTTTTCCACTTGAGAACCTCGCGCCCGTCGGCATTTGTCCAAACCTTGAGCAATCGCTCGCCGCCCTCATATTCGGCCATGACGTAAGCCTCGCACAACTCGAGGCGCTCGTCGGTTGTGGCGAAATCGTCGTCGTTGTCCTTGGTTTCGTGCCGAGACGTTTCGGCGCTCGTCTCAACCGCCTCGCCCAAAATCTCGATTGATTCGGCGTGAAACCCCATTGCCTCGAGCTCGCCCTTGCTCTTTTTGGCGCGGTGCCCGCACGCGGGGCAACCGTCGAGCGTGACCTTTGACCAACGCGGCGAGATAAAGAACTCATTTTGAGGAATTGGCTCGATCTCGTATTGCTTTTCAGTCTTGGTGCACCGAATGCGCACGTCGATCGGCATTGGTTGGCCGTCCTCGGCCATGATCGGGCTCGGGGTGCCGTCCTCGGCCAAGTCGACGCCCTCGAGGCGCTCTATCTCGTAATCGCCGTCGCGCTCAACGATCTGGGCATATACCGCCATAAATTCGTTGAGCGTCAAATCGTCGTATTCCTCGATCAAAACTCGCTCTTTTTCGACCCATCCGCAACGCACGTAGGCATTTTGCTCGATCAAGCCCTCTTTGAACCACGTCGAAAGCGTCGTGAAGGAATTGTTCTTTTCGCGGAAAAGGTGATGAATGATCGCCGTCTCTTGCTTGGCGGCGGCCTCGTCCTCTTGGCCGACGGGCGCGAACTCGACCAAATAGTCGTCGCTCGTGAAAATTTCCATCGCCTCGGAAAACACGGCCTCGACCGTATCCGCAACATCGGTCGCCAGAAACTTTGACCGACCGTCTTTTTCGTCGCCGTATGGCTCGACCATGTAGCGGTCAAATAGACTTTCCCGGCTTTGGCGGGTCGTGTTTTGCAACGCGGTCGCAACGGGCGCGAGGGCCGCTTTTAATTTTTCTTCTGTGAGTTTCATATCTTACACCATGCTAAAGGACGGGCTCGCCAATGGCGCACCATTACCACGTTTGCGCGTGGCTGTCAGTTTTGGGAATAATTCGGTGATTGCCCAGACAAGGGCGTCGACCCGATCGGGCGACCATCCTTGGTCCGATCGAGAAAAGTCGATCGTGACGGCGCACATTTGGTCGACCAACTCGGCAAATTCCTCGCAATGCGAGATTTTCTTGAGCTCATAGAGCGCCGCAACGGGCTCGGCCCGCGTTACCTTGCCGCGAGAGGCGTGCACGCCCTTGTATTTGATAAGGTTGTCTTGCGCACGCACCATGCTTTCGACCATTTCTCCGCCGTTATTGATCTCTGCAACAATGCAATCGGCATCGAGTACGCGATAAAGGGCAACGGCGGCCTTTGCCCATTCCTCGGGTTTATATCGCCCGCTTTCGTCGGCCAGGACATAGCCCCGATTATCAACGCCGAGCCCAACGGCAACGATTCCCGTCTCGTCCGACCCAGGCTTTGACGTGGCGGCGGGGTCGATCGCGACGACAATTCGTTTCATTTCGACGGGCCACTCGCCACTCGGGCCAAGGCTGGCGATCTTGACCCATTCCCGTTTCCACAACGCGGCCTCGTCGTCGGCCCCATAGTTGCCGTCGTAAAACCGTTTTTTGGCACGACTCGAGAGGCTCTTGAGGTCGAGCATGTAATCCTCGCTCAGGTTGGCGAGATTGTCAGTCGGGTTGATCTGAATAAAGCCGTAACGCTCGGCGGCGGCCATTTTCTCGCCGCTTTCGGGGTCAATGCCCTGCACGAAAACTTTGAATGTCCAATGGTGTGTCGTCGTCGGGTTGAGGTCGAGATAGAACTTTTGCGCCAGCTCTTTGCCGTTTCGCTTTGTGCAAACCTGCGCGAGACGCGACCGCAAGAGGGTAAAAGACGTGTAAGGCACCTCGCTCGCCTCATTGATGTAAATCGTCGCGTATTCGTTGCCAAGGATCCGCTCGACCGCATTGTCGTCGTTGAGGCCGCCGATCCAAATCTCGGATTTGTTGGGTAAAACATAGCACCCAAGCTGCGAATTGTATTTCGGGCACGGCACGTCGGGAAACTTGAGTTTCCACACCTTCGGAAATGTGTCTTTGACGATCGCTCGCACCGCTGCCCCCGCTGTGCGGCGCACAATCAAGTGCCTCGATCCGTCGGCAATCAAAGCCCGATCAATGACGCAAGAGACGGCCAGCGCGGTTTTGCCCGACCTCGAGCCGCCATACATGAGGCAAAATCGGCACGTCGTCGTGAGTAATTCAGAAACGGCGCGCTTTTGGCCTGGGTTGAAATCAAACGGCATTTAGAGCTCGTCCGCCACGGGGGCCAGCATGATAACCGCGCCCTCGATCTCGGTCGTTGCCTTAGCCTTGCCGTTGCTTTGCTCGTCGAGGTAAGTCGCGATAGCGATAAAGTCTTTGACGCCCATGCGGCGCACGGCCTTACCCATCGGCGTTGACGCCTGAAAGTGGTTTGTGCCGTTGGCGGCTTGGTCGAGAACTTGGAAAAGGATTGTGCGGGGCACGTCGCCGAGCTCTTTGTCGAGCTCCTTCAAAACGGCGGCTTTCTTGGGGCGGCCATTGGGGTTCCCGCTCTGACCCTTTTTGAAACCGAATTGATTGCCCTGCACAAATCGGCCCTTGGCGTCTTTGTCCTGTCGATTGGTGTTGTTGATAATGCTCATTTGCGCCTCTTTCACTGCCCACGGGGTGCGGGCTTGGTGATAGGGCATATTTACGCCGAAAACGGTCTAAATTCAATCAGGCGATCAATTGAGCGGCCACGGCGGCCCATAGCAAGGCGGTGACGGCCAGCATTGCGCCAAACCGCCACCATACCCCGAGACGCCAAAGCCCCGCCGTCGCGCCCGTCGACACGCTGGCGAGAAATGTTGTTGCGACGACGAGCATCAGAACGGAATTTCGTCGTCGAGATCGGGTTGCACGCCAGTTTGGCCGCCCGAGTTACCCCCGTATCCGCCGCCATGCGAGCCGCTACCTTGGTCTCCGCCGCTTGAGCCGCCAGAATATCCGCCGCCGCCGTTATTTTGCTCGCGCGGGGCCATGAGGTCAGCACGCGGGCCAAAGCCTTGCACGACAACCTCGGTCGTGTAGCGATCAGCCCCCGATTGATCTTGCCATTTGCGAGTTTGCAATTTGCCCTCGACGATCACCGTCGAGCCCTTGCGAAAGCGGCGTTCGATCTCGGCCACAATGTGCGGCGTGAAAACGGCCACGTTGACCCATTCCGTTTTTTCCTTGCGCTCGCCCGTGTTGCGATCTTTCCAACTTTCCGAACACGCGACGCTAAAATTCGCGACCTTGTTGCCGTTTTGAAATGTCCGCACCTCGGGGTCGCGCCCGAGGTTGCCAATGAGTTG